CATGATTTTTTTATTTAAAGTAATTTAATAATTTATTTAACTCTGATTTTCTGAGCACCATTAATTTGAGATAGTCTGGTGAATTCGGTGTGAGCCCATTTCGACGAAGTTTGGCTTCAATAGCCTTTATTTCGGTTTGAAGTTTTTCCCTAGATTCTTGGGTTTTATCTAGTCTTCTCTCTTGTAATCCTCTGTCTACGACACGGGATGTATTTTCCTCAATAGCATTAACTTGAGCTTCAGCCATTCTGTAACCTGTTTTTTTAAGAATATCCAAATTCTTTTTATCTGTTTCAGTTTTTACTCCGATGTTTATAGTGTCCGCTGCTGTCTTGATTGCAGTTGCTGATGTTGCTGCGGTTTGAGCTCTTTTGAGTCTTGTATCATGGTAGTTAGTTGCAGCTGCTCCAACACCTTGAGATATTTCTTCCGCTGCGGTTGTGTTTAGTGCTGTTTGTCCAACAGTTCCAGCGGTATTTGCGGCACTTGAACCTTTACCATAAATAAGGTTCGGATTAAGTTTTGCCTCTTGCAATCTTTGCATTTGTGCCTGTGGATGATTGTAAGCATTTACTCTGTCCCAATCTTCTAAAGCCCATTTTCGGGCTTTTTTTTGTCGCGCTCCTGCTCCTATTCCTCGGCCTATGGCAGTACCTGCCTGTATTCCTGCGGTTATCCATCCTGCTCCTCCGCCTTGTGAGTTGTCGTCTGGCATGATTTTTTTGTTTTTTTTTGAATGGTTAGAAACCATTCTTGTTATAAAATAGAGGTTTCCTGTTTTTCGTCGCTATTTCGTCGCTGCACTCCTAAGGTGCTCCGTTTTTTAGAACCTCTTTTTTTTAGGGACTACGTCCCTCTTTTTGTTTTTTTAAGTGACTTGGTGTCACTTAGCATTAACTAATCAAGGTAAGTTAATGCATTTCGCTTCCTGTGGTCGCTTTGTAACGCCTTATAAAAGGCTTTTTTGCTCTTTGCCGCAAAAACGTAGAATTTCCGCTGATGGGCGGAAATGCTACGCTTTTGCTACCGTGTATTGCCTGCCGGCGGCTAGGTTTTTTAATCATTCTTTGGTTGATTTTTTTCTTCTCTTAATCGAGCTAAAGCAGCTTCAGAGTCAGCAATTTTTTGTTGCATTGCTTGTATTTTTGCTTCCTCATTTGCTTTTTTGTTAGCTTCCATTTGAGTTTTGTATTTTTCCAAACCTTCTTTGGTTTCTTCGGCTAGTGTTCTGGCATAATCCAGTCTTTCCATTTCAGACATACCATTGATAGCTGCTAGTAACTCGTTGTAATTTCCATCTTCTTGATAAATTCCTGTAAGCTCTGTTACCATTTGACCAGCTTTTTGTCGCCTGATCAGTTCAGATATAGGCAATGTCATATCTGGTACTGCTCGTGATGGAAGGTTAGCACTCTCTGGGCTTGGTTGTTTCATTTTCACGTATGTGAATTGATTTCGTACTTTAGTCATAATGATTCTTTTCTTTTGTTTGAAGGTGAATAAAATTTACGATATTGACCATGTTTTAAGGTCTCTAAGTAATTATCAAAGGTCAAGTTAGCATTTTTATATAATTTTTCAAAATGTGCCTTTAATTCAGCTGTTTCTTTTACCTCTAATTGTTCCAAAAATTCACGTTGCTGTAATTTTTCGTCATCGGTAAATATCCTATCTCTGTAATATTTTGGCATTGCAATTTTAATACCATCTTTTAAGGTTACATACATTCTAGATAAGTCGGCTCGATGCCATTTTATAGCTGCATCGGTAAGATAATTGTCTCCAATTTTGGAAGACATTAAAGAAAACTCAGGTTTTCTGTCATCTCCTTTGTACTCTGGAATTCTGGTAATTTTATCTATGTATTTAAGAGTATAGCCAATAGAATTGCTATTAACATCACCAACATGTATCGTACCAATTTGGCTTTTGTAGCCTGTTGATGGTTCAATCGCTTGCCATGCTTTACGGATATATTCGACATCGAATATATTAAACATAATAAGGTGATAATGAGGACGACTATTTTTAGAGCCATATTCTCCAACAGCATAATATTTTATTTTGTCTTTTTGAAGTTTACGAAGCCTTTTAAAAAAAAGTTGTAAATCTTTTTTTCTTAATGTAGTTCGTTTTTTAGGAGTAATTGGGATATGTCGGGAATCGTATGTTAGAGTAACAAAGTAGGAAGAGAAGCTACGCTTCTCTTCCTGTAATAAACGAAATTCCCATGAACATACCCTTCGTTTTTTGCAATAAGGACAACGCCCACAATTGACTGGTATTTTTTTTAAGGCTGCTTTATTTGGCAGCACATAATAAGGATCATGACAACGCATTTTTTATAAATGTGGTACACCGTATTTAGGTAACTTTTTAACTGCATGTACATTATGAAATACTTGAGCGTAGATACTGTCTACACCATCATCAACAACAGCAAAAATTCTTTTGTCTGGCTTACATTCAATGAATTCTTCATTAAGTGCTGGTAAGTCGTCAAGCTCCCATTTTCTAGCTAATTGCCAAAATTCTAAAGAATCTCTAAAATCTCCTGCAATAGTATCATGCATGAACTTGTATTCAGAATATTGTGGTATATAACCAAATAATGTGTTAAGCTCTTCCTCTGTTCCGACATCATTTCTAAGCTCTTTTACATATACTTCCTGTTCGCCTAAATTAGCGAAAGAAGGCCATGCAAACTGATGTTTATCGAAACGTTGGTGCATTCTATGTAATCCTTGATAGTAAGCCGTTTTTGGTTGTACGCAAATCAAAGATATTATAAATCCGTGCTCGGTTGCTCTGTAAGTTTTTTGATTGGCTGCGCCAATACTTATTCCATGGCCTGCCATTTGACCGACTGGTACATCATTTGATGATTGGTCAATAGTTTGGGCAGTACTTAGCACTTCGCTAATTCTCATAACTTGCTTTGAGCCTCCAATATATTCTGGTCGTTGCAAACGTTGGTCTAATGAATGGGTGTCAAAGTGAGCAAGTATATTTTCTGTGTAACGTGTACCACCTCTAGCATTTTTTTCTAACCATTCCTGAACTCGTATAGTATTTCTAAATGTGTTAATGGTTACAGCTTCCGCATTAATGTCGACTTCTAAAGTACCTCTAGGGTCATAAACTAAATTAGCACCAGCACCAATATTTATACTAGCTCCAGCCGCTGCTTGAGATATATTACCAGAAGCAGGTAAAGTTAAATCATTAGCATTTAGGAAGGTTGGATATCCAGAAGGTACACCGGGCCATTGTGTAACGTCAATAGATGCAGTACCATTATTTATTAATGGCATCTGTACTGGGTCACCTTTTTGAGCCCAAGGCAAACAACTCGTAAAGTAATCATGTTCCCATGCTTTTCGCAAAGGTTCGCCTTTCATAAGATCTAGATAATCTATTGAATTATCACCAGCAACTAATGGAATGAATTTTTCATCAATTAAATTCTGGTCTCTAAAATATTCATCATAGATTTTGTAATAAGCTGCCGCAACTGCTGGACTAATCTTTTGAGTAGTGAATCCTGCCGATGATGGAGGAATAGCAAAGTGAGCAGATAAACATTTGTTTGTCCAACCTGCTGCGGTTGTTAATCCTGTAATGTAAGGAGCTTCGGCTGTAGATTCTCCCGTTATCCAGTCGGGGAACTCTTCCCATATTAATCTCCATGGAACGAAAAACGAATACGTTTTTACGTTAATTTGATGCATTACGGGAGAGATTAAAGGAGCAAAACGAAGAAAATTTTCTTGACTTAGTCTATAAGAATCTCCTGGTAATACTTCTAAACATGTAGTTGGATATAGCTTACCCATATCCAATGTAAATGTCTTGTTATGTGACAAGTCGAAACTTGCTGACTGAGCTCTGGACATTTTAACAGAGTCAAATATAGTAGCACCTCTACTTTGTGGCATTATCTAAATTTTTTCGGTATTCTTGCAATATTGCTGTTCGTGTTATTTCCTCAATGGCAATTAACGTGCTCAAGTCTGTGCTTGTTTTATGTTTCTTGAGTTTCAGTTTGCGATGCCATTCATAAGCGGATAGTATGTATTCAGAATAAGGATTTGACGGGGCAGGTATTTCTTCATTTTTGATAACCTGTCCTTTGTTCGGGTAAATTTCATTTACTTTCTTTTTCATTTTTTAATTTTTAAATGTTAAATAATTGTTACAAGCGGATTCCTCCACGTTTTACTAATTTGTAACCTGATTTTTTTCGTCGTTTTCTTCTGAACGATCGTTTTTTTCTTCCGTATTTT